GGCTTGCTGGCCCTGGGAGGGAAGCTAACTCCGGAGGGGCGCGTGAACTGGCCAGCCTTCCCGGAGGAAAGGGGCATGGTCACCTTGCAGGTGAGGAGACTGCTCCCGGAGGAGCTGCTCGCGTGATCAGCGACGAGGAGAGGAAGCGCCGGGAACGGTACGCGGCTGCCCAGGCGCAGGCCCTGAACCTGATCAGCGCGCAGACCGCGCCGCTGGGAAGGGAGCTGACCAGGCTCATGGAGGAGATGATGGCTTTCGACCGGTGGCTAGCGGCCAATATCGTGAGCGGGGAAGGGCAGCCGCCGGCGCGCAAGCGGTCCAGGCCCTTTAACCCGGCGTACCAGGAGATCATCACCCTGAGGGTCAGGAAGCTGACGACCCGGGAGCTGGAGCGCTAGACTGGCAAGCGGTCGGGTTGACCCAGAAGGTCCCTCGCAGCCAGGACGTGAACGGGCAGCTCAGCTCCTTTAGCGAGGGATCATGTCAGCAGTTCAGGCGCGCTTTTACGTAGCCGGCTACGAGCGGAATTCCTGGGACCCTACGGTCACGACCGTGAAGATGCAGGCGGTCAGCCGTGGTGAGCATAACCGGGAATGGGCGGCAGCCACGCCCAGCGGGCAGGTCACGATGACGATCAGGAACGAGTCAGCGGCGGACTGGTTCGTCGGCCTGCTCGGCAAGGAGATCGCGGTCACCTTCACCGAGGCCCCGCAGGACTGAGTTATCCTGCCGTCATGGTTACCCTCCAGATCCCGGTGGACGAGATCACCGCCAGCGCGCGGGAGGTCCAGGTCTCCCGCGTGCTGCTCACGGTGTTCCTCGGCCTTTTCTACGTCATCGGCTGGGCTGCGGGACGGACGGTCCTCGGTTGCGTCATGGGCGCGTACGCGATCCGCCGTGGCTGGCGCGAGGGCTTCCCGGCAATTCCGCGGGTGGCGCTGAGCGAACAGCCAAGGTAATACAGCCAGCCATTCTGGGAGAGAAAAGAGTATCTCCGAGTCTCCTACGGTAGTTAGCCCAGGAAACAGTACCGCTAGCATGTGCGAAACTGCTGGTAGTGTCGTACGCTATCCGTAACAGCTGAGCCCGCGGCCGTTTTCAAGGGAGCCGGGTCCCCGTGAGACGAGGGATCAGGCATCATCTTGGGGCTTATCGAGCGCATCCAGGCCGACCGCGCGGAGAAGCGCGTCATCGGCAGCGTTCCGTGGCGCCCGTGGGAAAGCCCGTTCTGGAAGTTTAATATCGGCGGCCCGGTTCATCCTTCCCGCGCTTTCTTCGGCCAGGACCAGGCCCTTGGCCTTCCCGCTCTTTACTCTTGCACGCGCCTGATCGCTGAGTCCATCGCCAGCCTTCCGCTGAAGCTTTACATCAGCCCGCCCGGCAGCGACACCACGACCCGGTACACGGGGCCGTCGATCTTCGACCAGCCGTCAACGGACGGGACCCTGTACGACTGGCTGTTCCAGTGCCTTACCTCCTTGCTGCTGCACGGCAACGCCTGGGGCCTCATCACCGGCCGTGACGGGTACGGGTACCCCACCGGCATCGAGTGGATTCCGCCGGACCGCGTGGCCGTGGAAGACGATGCCCAGCAGCCGTGGAACCCGCTGCGCGCCCGGGTGTACGTCGAGGGCCGTCTGATGAGCTCCTGGCGCGAGGACCTCTTCCACGTCAAGGGCTACGCGCTGGCCGGGCGCATCGAGGGCGTCTCCCCGCTGCGTGCCTTCGCGCTCACCGTGCTGTCGGGCATTGAGTCCCAGAAGTACGGCGTGGACTGGTTCACCGCGGGCGGCTTCCCCTCGGGCGTGTTCCGCAACGAGGAGCTGGAGATCACCGCTGACGACGCGCGGGAGATCCGCGAGTCGCTGATGGAGTCGATCCACGGCCACAAGCCGCTCGTCATCGGCCGCGACTGGGACTACAAGCCCGTCGCCGTGCCGCCGAGCGAGGCGCAGTTCCTTGAGGCGACCCAGATGAACGCCACTCAGCTCGCCGCTGTCTTCGGGCTGCCGCCTGAGCGCGTGGGCGGCCGGCGCGGGGACTCCCTGACGTACAACACGGTGGAGCAGTCCACCCTCCAGGTGATCGAGGCCCTGCGCCCGTGGCTGGTCCGCCTGGAGAACGCGTTCTTCAGCTTGCTGCCGCAGAACCGCTACTGCCGGTTCAACGTTGACGCGCTGCTGAAGACCGACCTCAAGACGCGCACCGAGATCTACGCCCAGCAGCGCGCGATCGGCCTGCGGAGCACCGACGAGCTGCGGGACCAGGAAGACCTGCCGCCGCTGCCTGGCAACGCCGGCAACGAGAACATCCCCCTGGACGTCATGGTGGCCATGTCCCGGTCGATCCGCGCGGTCCCCAACTCCATGCTGAGCCAGATCACGCTGGAGGTCGACCTCATCACCGAGCGGCTGAGGCAGCTTCAGGGCGAGGGCCTGACCAAGCCCGAGGTCGGGCCGACCGTCCCCACCCCGGAGGACTTCCTGTCCGGCCAGGTCGGCTCCGTGCGCAGCTTCCAGGACCTCAGCGCCGACGACCTGATCAGCGCGCTGATCCGCGCGCAGTCCAAGGCGGTCAAGGTCGTGCGCGACATGAAGGAGCCGGAGTTCATCGGCCCGTGGATTCCCTCGGAGCCAGACCTCGCCCGGCTGGTGGCAACAGGGGCCGGCGCCGCTAATGGCAATGGCAATGGCAACGGGAACGGGAGGGCGCACTGATGCAGCCCCGGACTGAAGGAACGATCGCATGACCCAGCTAACCAGCGCTGAGATCAACAACCTGCCGGACAGCTCCTTCGCTTACATCGAGCCGGGTGGCGTGAAGGACCCGTCCGGCAAGACGGCCCCGCGCAGCAAGCGTCACTTCCCCGTGCACGATGAGGCACACGTCCGGAACGCGCTTTCGAGGGCGCCGCAGTCGCCGTTCGGCAAGATGGCGATGCCGAAGATCATGAGCGCCGCCCGCAAGTTCAACATCAGCGTCACCGCCGTGCACCGGTCAGCGTTCGGCGAGCCGGCCCCGGACGGCTTCCCGGAGCGCCGGTTCACCCGGTTCCCGCTGGAGGTCCGCCAGGCGACCCCGCACGCGCCGAAGCACATCTACGGGTACGCGGCCTGCTTCGGCAAGCTGTCCCGCAAGCTGGGCGGGTTCGTGGAGCAGGTCAGCACGACGGCCTTCAACGACTCCCGGGCGGAGAACTGGCCGGACGTGGTCTGCCGGTTCAACCACAAGGACGACCTGCTGCTGGGCACCACGCACGCCCGCACGCTGGAGCTCCACCTGGACGGCACCGGCCTGGCCTACGAGGTAGAGCCGCCGCAGTCCCGGGCGGACATTCTGGAGTACTGTCAGCGCGGTGACGTGCGGCACAGCTCGTTCGCGTTCCGGGTCTTCCCCGGCGGCGACGAGTGGGGCGTCTCGGAATTTAACTACCCGATGCGGACGCTGTTGTCGGTCCAGCTGGTCGACGTCGCGCCCGTGCTCGACCCGGCCTACCCCGACTCGACCGCGGCGGCCCGCGCGCTGAACGGTGCTGTGGAGTCGCTGGCGAACTGGGTGCAGGCCGACCCGGAGGAAGTCCGGTCGCGGCTCGGTGACGGCCGGGGCATGGAGTTCTTCCGCCGCACCGACAATATCGGCCCGGCTAAGCGGCAGGCTGCTCCCGCCAAGACGGTCCTCTCGGGCGCGCAGGCCCTCATGGCCCTGCGGATGGCCGAGTCCGACCCGCTGTCGGAGGCAGAGGAGCTCGGCTAGCCGAAGACCTGGCACTCGTTCATTGGCTGTCTGGAGATGAGCGGGTGCTAGACAACAGAATACGCAAGGAAAGCATTGCCGAGGTCGTCCTCGAAAACGGGCGGAGCCGGCGCAGGATGCCATCCGAGAGGAGACCCTAGAAATGGCATCTGAAGTCGCCAAGCGACTGCGCGACCGGCGCATGTCCGTATGGAACGAGGCCAAGGCCATCGCGGAGGCCGCGGCGGGCGAGAATCGCTCCTTTACCCCTGAAGAGCAGGGGCGATGGGAGGCGATGAACGAAGAGATGTCTACCCTCGACACTCGCATCAAGGCCACCCTGGAGCAGGAGAAGCGCGCCGCCGAGGCCGACAAGGTGTTCGACGAGCTGCACGGCAAGCCGCAGCTGCGCGACGCCGCCCCGGCTGCCGCGGGCGCAGCGGACGCTGAGCTGCGCAAGTGGGCGCGCGGCGAGCCCGGCACCCCGCGGGCCTTGGAGCTCAAGCACGACGTGGCTAACCGCGGCCCGATCAACTACCGTGTCCTGACCACGGGCGCGCAGGGCACTAACGCCTCCTCGATCGTGCCGACCGATTTCTACGACATGCTCATCGCGCACCTCATCGAGGTGTCCGGCGTCATGCAGTGCGGTCCCACCGTGCTGAACACGGGCGGCGGCGAGACCCTCCAGGTCCCGAAGACCACCGGTCACTCCACCGCGACCTCGGCCGCGCAGGCCGGCGTGATCGCGTCTTCGGACCCGGCGTTCTCGATGCAGACGCTATCCGCTTACAAGTACGGAGTGCTACTTCAGGTAGCACGTGAACTCATTGATGACACCGCGGTTGACCTGCTTGGCTACCTGGCTATGCAGGCCGGCAGGGCACTGGGCAACGCTTTCGGCTCGGACCTGATCAACGGCTCCGGCTCCGGCCAGCCGTTCGGCATCGTCAACAACTCCGTGGGCGTTACCGGCGCCACGACCGGCGTCGGCGGCGCTCCCAGCTACGCCAACCTGGTCGACCTGGAGTACTCGGTCATCGCTCCCTACCGCCAGAGCCGCAGCTGCTACTGGCTGGCAGCGGACAAGACCATCGGCGGATTCCGGAAGATCACCGACACCGTGGGCCGTCCCATCTGGGAGCCGTCCGCAGTGCTCGGCTCGCCGGACCTGCTGCTGGGCAAGCCGCTGGTAGCTGACCCGTTCATGCCGGCGCTGGCAACCAACGCCCTGTCGATCGCCTTCGGCGACTTCAGCCAGTACTTCGTCCGCCTGGTCGGCGGGGTACGGTTCGAGCGCAGCGACGACTTCGCGTTCTCGACGGATCTTGTGACTTTCCGCGCGATCCTGCGTGGTGACGGCACGATGGTCGACCGCACTGGCGCGATCAAGCTCTTCAAGGGCGCGAGCGCGTAACCCGCAGTACAACCGCTGCCTGGCGCCCGCTGACACACGGGCGCCGGGCACGGCCCTCCCCGGAAAGGAAACGAGCCAGGCGTGATGTGGATCGAGATGGTCATGCACATGTCGGGCACACGGGCGAGCGGCGACAGGTGGCCGCCGGCCTTCACGGCCTTCGAGGTGGAGGACTGGGAAGGCGAGCACCTGATCAAGGGCGGCATGGCCCGGCCCGCGAGCCCTCCCGTGGCAGTCCCTGCGCCCGAGCCTGAGCCGACGCCCGTGCCCGAGCCTCCCATGCCCGTGCGCGTGCAGACAGAGCCGGACCTCGTGGCGCCGGCCCCGGAGCCTGAGCCGCCGGCCCCGGAGCCTGAGCCGCCAGCCCCGGAGCTTGACCCCGGGCCGGCGCCGGCGCCGTCAG